TTCAAATCCGAGCTTGCTCATCTTGATGATGAATACAAGCAAAACTTTATATCAAGAGATGGACAACATCCTTTGGTAATGACTCTGTTATTACAGAAGAAGATTAGTTTGGAGACTTTTACTATTTTAGCTTTCATGGCGAATATATTTTCGTACTGGAGTGAAAAAGTAGTTGACAAACACGTATCTTTTGATATAATAAACAAATCGCGAAAGTATAAACCCTTTCTCGATTATGACTCAGATCGTTTTAAGACAATGGTCAAAGAACGGTTTGATATTTAATACTACGCTATATAACGCTATACATAAGGAGAAAAATTATGGCACTAACTGACTTCTCTTCATTGAAGAAGAATCGCACGAAGACCTTGGATAAGTTGAACTCTCAACTTGAAAAGATATCTTCAAAATCATACCAAGACCCAAACGCAGGGAAATTCTGGAAACCAACGAGAGACAAAGCTGGTAATGGATTCGCAGTAATCCGTTTCTTGCCTGCACCTCAAGGTGAAGAAATGCCTTTCGTAAGGTTGTGGGATCATGGATTCCAAGGACCTACAGGTTTATGGTATATCGAAAATTCACTAACCACGCTGAGCCAGGACGATCCAGTTTCTGAGTTCAATTCAAAGCTGTGGAACAGTGGAGTTGAATCTGACAAAGAACAAGCACGTAAACAGAAGCGTAGGCTGAAGTATACTGCTAACATCTATGTTGTTAAAGATTCAGGCAACCCTGAGAACGAAGGTAAAGTATTCCTTTATCAATTCGGTAAGAAGATCTTTGATAAGTTGAATGACCTAATGAATCCAACTTTTGAAGATGAGGATCCGGTAAATCCGTTTGACCTATGGGAAGGAGCAAACTTCCGTCTCAAGATCAGACAGTTTGAAGGTTATCCTAACTATGATAAGTCTGAGTTTGACCCAGCACAACCATTGTCTGATGACGATGCTGAGTTGGAAAGAATTTGGGGTGAGCAACATTCTCTCGAAGAAATTGTTTCTGAGAAGAACTTCAAATCTTACGCCGAGTTGAAAACAAAACTCTATCGTGTACTTGATTTACAGAATGATGAACCGACTGCTTCTGCGCCGGTAACTGAAACTGCTGATGAATTGGACCTATCTGATATGTCTAACGATACAGCTGTATCTGAACCAGCAATGGCAACTGCTGAACCTAATGTAGGCTCAACCGCTAGTGACGATGATGATGACCTTAGTATTTTTAAGGAATTGGCACGTAGTTAATAACAGTATAGGGATCCTTCGGGGTCCCTCTTTTAAGGAGATATTATGTCTATAGAAAAAGAAACCACTATACTTGACTTTGATTTTGGTTTTACTGCTGTTGATGCTGATGAATTGGAAGTAGTTCAACAAGCAAAGGAACAGGTTGAAACAACATCTGCCTCTGCTGAACAGAACGCTGCTAAGGCTCAATTAATATATGATGCGGTCGTACCGCTATTGAATAATTTAAAAGCTAACCCAGAAAAGGATTACATATATTGGCCAAACCGATATGAGAAACTTGATGCGTTTGCTGATAAGTTACATCAAATTTTAAGTGGAGAATAATTATGAGTTTACTCGATAAAATGCTAAAAGCCGGGTCGATAAAGCAGGCATCTGCTCTATCAGATTCAGCTTTCTTTAAGGATAAGGATCCTATTCAAACTGAACTGCCTATTGTAAATATTGCATTCAGTGGTTCGTTGAAAGGTGGTCTTATTCCTGGTCTTACTGTTGTGGCAGGTGAATCAAAAAGTTTCAAAACTTTACTTGGTCTCTACTGCATGAAGGCTTATTTGAAAAAGTACCCGAAAGGTGTTGCTTTGTTATATGATTCTGAATATGGTATTACACCTGAGTATTTAGAATCTTTTGATATTGATACAAGCAGAGTACTTCATATTCCAATTGAAGATGTTGAACAATTAAAGTTTGATATTACAAAAAGATTGGATGAAGTATCGAAAGGTGACAATGTATTCCTAATGATTGACTCAATCGGTAACCTTGCTTCGAAGAAAGAAGTTGAGGATGCTATGAATGAAAAATCAGTAGCGGATATGTCGAGAGCAAAAGCACTCAAGTCATTGTTCAGAATCATTACTCCTAAGTTGACAACTAAAGATATTCCATGTATCGCAGTTAATCATACTTATAAGGAAATTGGTTTGTTCCCGAAGAATATTATTTCAGGTGGAACAGGTATCTATTATTCTGCTAATCAAATCTTTATCATATCAAAGGCTCAAGAGAAAGAAGGTACCGACCTCGCAGGTTGGAAGTTTACTATCAACATCGAAAAGTCAAGGTATGTAAAAGAAAAAGCCAAGCTGCCGTTCAAGGTATTATATGATTCAGGTATTCAAAAGTGGAGTTCCTTAATGGATCTTGCGATTGAATCTGGTCATATTACAAAGGCAACACAAGGTTGGTATAATTTGACTGACCTAGAAACTGGTGAAATCATCGAACCGAAACGTAGAGGCAAGGATATTGAAACGGATGACGAGTTCTTCCAAAGTCTAATTCAATCCGATACATTCAACCAATTCGTTGAAAGAAAGTACAAGCTGACAAATGTGGAGGGAAATGATGCTCGAGAAGACGATCTTATCGAATCTGATACTGAATGAGGACTACTGCCGAAAGGTATATCCTTATCTGAAATCAGATTACTTCGATGACACCGTCCTTCGTAAAGTATTTGAGACGGCTTCGGACTACTTGGAAAAGTATAAGGAGCCGCCATCACTTGAAGCTTTAAAGATCGCCGTTGATAAAAGAAAGGATCTGACTGAGGATACATATAATGGTGTACATCAACTTGTAGGAGAACTTGCAGTTGATAAAGATACGCAAATAGATTTCTTAATTGATGAAACAGAAAAGTTTTGTCAAGACAAAGATTTATATAATAGTATTCGTAAGTCAATCCTTATTCTTGATGGTCAAGACAATGATCTTGGTAAAGGAGAAATCCCAAGGCTGCTGTCTGATTCATTAGGTATCAGCTTTGACCAATCAGTAGGTCATGACTTTTTGGAAGACATCGATGATCGTTATGAACACTATCATCGTAAAGAAGAAAGGATTCCGTTCGACATTGACATCCTCAATAAAATTACAAAAGGTGGTATACCTCGTAAGTCTATGACAGTCCTCCTGGCAACAACAGGTGGTGGTAAGTCATTATTGAAATGTCACATGGCAGCAAATCATTTGATGTATGGAAAAAATGTTCTATATGTTACAATGGAAATGGCTGCTGAAGAAATCGGTCGTCGTATTGACGCAAACATTATGGATATTACTCTCGATGAAGTTGTCGAAGTACCAAGAGATGTTTACGAAAAGCGTATGGCAAGATACAAAACAAAAACAACTGGTAAGTTGGTAATCAAAGAGTTTCCTACAGGCTCAGCTCATAGCGGTCACTTCCGCCATTTGTTGAATGAACTGAAACTCAAAAAGAACTTCAGTCCTGATGTTATCTTCCTTGATTACTTGAACATTTGTTCATCGTCTCGTGTAAAAGGCGCAGCCGCTGCCAATAGTTATACTTTAGTAAAATCAATCGCTGAAGAAGTTCGTGGATTAGCAATGGAATATAATTGTGCAATCGTTACTTCCTCTCAGTATAACAGAGATGCTTATGGTAACTCTGATGTTGACTTGACCAATACTTCTGAATCTATGGGTATCACTCATACAGCAGATGCAATCTTTGGTTTGGTCAGTTCCGAATATCTTGACGAAATGAATCAGTTAATGATTAAACAGTTGAAGAATCGTTGGGGAGACATCAGTTATTATCGAAGGTTCTTAGTCGGTATTGACAGATCCAAGATGAAGATTTATGAACTTGAGGAATCTGCTCAACAGAATATAAATCTTGATGGTCCTGGAGGTGGTCAGTCGCCGGGAAAGAAACAGAGTTATGATGACGGTCCTGTTTTTGACAAGACCGATATAGGACTCAGGCTGAACAAGCGTAAGCCAGGCAAAAATGTATTTGGAGATGTAGAACTGCGATAGCTTTGTCTGTATAAATAAACTAAAGTACACTAGAATTAACACAGGTTATTTATGCGCAAGTTTAAAACATTTATCGCCGAAGCATCCGTTATGAAACCCGACTATGTGGTCGGTCATAAGGTTATATTCAACGGCAAAGGCTTTAAAGAATTACTACAGTTAGGCTATAAAAAAGGCGATATCTTTGAACTCGTCGGTCCTGGTCAAAAGGTTGCCTTAACTGTTGGTAAAGATGATGCTCCATTTGAAAAATTCCTTTTAGCTCGTGACGGCAAAATCGTTCATATGAAAGGTGCTGCCGGTTACAAATCTTCTTCCTTTACTCATGACAAAGGCGCAGGCGGAATGCCTAGCGGTGCTGAGTGGGAAGACCTTATTGTTTATGCATATAACAATTTAAAAGGACAATCAACAGATCCAGAGACTGAGGAGGTCGCATTAAAATATTGGGAAATGTACGCGGACAACGCGAATGAGATTGCTAAAAACTTTGATAAAGGACTTAAAGCTAAACGCTTGGTTCAAACTGGTCGTGGTATTGGAGCTGTTAATCTCGGTCCTATATGGAAGGAAAGCGGCGCAAAGAATAAGACTCCAAAGACGGATATTGCATCTTCGGATTTCAAAGAAAAAATCAGTCTCAAGAAAGGCGGAGGCAGTCAATTAGCTTCAGCTGAAAAGAAAGAAGCGATTGCGATTGTTAAAGCTGCTCTTGCTGAAATGGGTAATGATAAAAAGTTTGCTTCAGACCTCATAAGTAATATTGAAGAAAAGATGACTACCTTGATTTCAAGAGAGTCAGTTACAAGTTTAAGCGACCAATCAAAAGGCGGTATGGAAAAGTCAGCCGCAGTGATTGATTTTGAACAAAAGGACAAAGGCAATAAAGAATTATCCGCTATGCTCGAATCCTATATTAATCAAGACACCAAGACCAATGCCTTATTTGCTAAACACGTTGTATTAGAAGCAAGTACAGGTAATCATAAATTTGGTACACCATCTTCTAAAGCTGCAGCTAACCTATTAGGTAAATTTGACCCAGCAGGTCCTGTTGTGTTAGAACCAATTGAAACTATCCACGATCCAATTATTGTTAAGTATGCTGCTACTGTTAGGCCGTATGTTGCATTTAAGAAAGGTGGTGGCAATTCACCTGCCTATTCGGCAATGCGTTTAGCAATTAAAGAAGATACTCAAACATTCAGTGATATCGTTTTAGAGGAACTTGGTAAGGTTGATGGTTTATTAACCGAAGATTATTTAGCGGAAGGTCCACTTGATATGTTACGAAGAGCAAGTAAAGCCGCCAAGAACGTAGGTAAGGATCTGTTAAATAAAGTAGGTAATGCAATTAAGATTGTATTGAAAAAGGTAATTGGTATATTAAAGAAGATTGCTACATTAGGCAAAAAGATGTTTGCTTCTTTGATGAAGTTCCTTGGTTTAGAAATTATGACCACAACTAATATTGTCGGCGAGGTATCGTTATAATGGCAAAAGGATTTAAAGATTATATTGAAGAAGGACCTAACGATCCTGCGATCTTTAAAGCTATCTTTTTAGCAGGCGGACCAGGTTCAGGTAAATCTTTTATTAATAAAACACTATTCAAGCAATTCGGTGGTATGAAGACAATAAACAGCGATAATATCTTC